TTCTCGACGTCTGGTGGTATCAATTTCCCGGCTGACAGCGGTGCCGCCGCTGGGAAGGTAGCTCGTTGGGCGAAGAACACTGCAAACCTCACGGTTCCTGCAGACGGTCTTTGCTCGGTGAGCGCTGGTGGGGTGGCTACAGCTACCCCCACTACGGGCCTGTACAAGTCGTACGTCCCATCCGCCACGGTGATCCCGGCCAACAGCTGGGGCTGGTACTTCTTGGTGTAGCAATATGCCAATCTCCAACCTGCGGAATCTGGTTGAGGACGCTATTGCGGACCTCGGGATGCAAGATAAATTGGTGGCGGACATTACGTCGCTGCTGACCGATCCCGAATATGTGCCGTCCCAAGACCTTCTGCGTTTCGCAGGTTACACTCCGGCTCTGTTCGAGGAAATCCCCTTGCGCAGAGCCGGGGTTCTTGCCAACCTAGCACGAATCGTGCTGCTTTAACTCGGAACAATCATGTCCACCGACACCATCGACTACCAGATGAATTTTGAAGCCAACGAGCAATCTGAGGCTGACAAGAAGTTGCTTGTGGCGTTCTACACGGAGCCGCTCCACAACGAGTCCAAGTCCATCGAAGCCGGTCGTCCGATCTATGACGACACGGAAATGATCAAGATCATGTTCCCCGGCCAGCGGGACACCGTGAACTCTATGGTCAATAGCGAGTACATTTCTCGCTTCCCCGGTCAGTACGCCCGCTACAAGCGCGGTCAGGAGCAGATCGGCGACGGGACCCCCCTGACCCAGTTGCCCTGGTTGTCGCCGGCGCAGATTGCTGAGTTCAAGGCGGTCAACTGCCATACCGTCGAGCAACTGGTCGGGATGCCCGATAGCGTGTCCCAGAAATTCATGGGGCACCAGGCCATCAAGCAGCGTGCGGAGCAGTATCTGAAGTTCGCTAAGGATGCGGCCCCGATGCTGAAGATGACCGCGGAGTTGGAGAAGCGTGACGAGCAAATTGCTGAGTTGCAACGCGCGGTTGAAGCCATGCGTGCTGTAGCTACAGCACCACCTAAGGCAAAGTAGTATGGCGTCCATTGGTTATTTTAATGCTTTTAACTGGGCTATCGACGCTACAGAGGTCGGTAGCCTTGTTTTTGGCAACACTACAGTAGCCCAGCAGAACCAGAACACGCTGACACTTCAGTCTGTTCTCAATAGTGGTGGCGATCTGCGCATCACTGTTCCGGGCACCTATCTGTTTAATACAACCAATGGCCCGCTTACAATACTTAGCAATACCAGTCTTTATCTCGGGACGGGTGTCGAGCTAAAGACAGCAGACGGCTCCCCCTCCGCGCTACTTACCAATGCCGCAGCGCGTAGTACTGGCACTGTAGTTCCCGGTGCTAACATTTCCTATGCTGCGTGGACTGAAGGTGGCGGGTATATCGCAGTTCTTACCAATTTGGCACAAGCAACCGCAGCTAACTTTCCAGTAGGCTCATGGATTTCTGTTGTAATAGGTGGGGAAGGCGCGCTTGGAGCCGCCGGAACTGCTTGGGCCAGTCGTGGCTACCGAGGGGTTCAGCGCGTAGTTAAACAAGTTCTTGCTGGCGCAGCTAGCTCTATTTCGTATACTATAGATTTCATCTATCCCGGTAGTGCTCCATCAACCAATCCGGCTACAATCTATAGGGCAGATGAAAACATTCGGCTTTGGGGTCAAGGAATTATCAATGGTAACAGTGCTGCGGCAAGTACCGCGTACGTTACGGGCGATCCACGGGGTGTAGTGGTTTGGTGGCGACACCTTACCAATATTGTAGTTGAGGACATCCGGTTTAGGCGTGGAGTTACGTGGACCATGGGGTCCAACTACGTCAGAAACTACACCGTAACGCACATTGGTGGTGATACTCGACTACCCGTAGGTCAGTTGCCAACAGCTGATTTGGTACACTTGTCTGGCAATCACCAACAGGTGCTAGTCGACACCATAGATATTGGGTGCGAAGATAATCCAATTGGAATGACTATAGACTGTACCATTGGCACTCTTTATAATTTCCCGTACCAGAATCCGGGGGACATGACAGATATTATAGTACGAAATGTCTGTACTGCAACCCCTGGTGGTATGATTGCTATGTACGGCCCAGCTGCATATTGGTACCGAAATATCTTCATTGACAACCCTAGTGGGGCTAGCGGTTCAGCCGCGCTTCAGCTTTCAAACTACGCACCTACCAACCAAAATAAGTTGTCAATTGACTCACTTACATTTGCCAATGCGCGTACTTATGCAAATGTAATGGTTGAATGTTTAACCGCAAATGTTGAAATTGGTACGTTGCTAATTGAAAATGTGTTGACTCCGCGTGAGGATATTCGGGCTATCCAATTTGGGTCTACGTGTAGTGGCACTATACGTTCGCTGATCCTGCGCAATGTAAATACGTTCCCAGCCAATAATGTAAACTTCACACGCACAGTCCCTTTGGTTACGTTTGGGGGGATGAACATTACTGCATTGGCGATTGCTAATAGCGAAGTCATTGTATTAGCTGCAAACGTAAAGGCATTTGAGGCAGACGGTACGGGCAACATTGGGAAAGTTGGTATTCGAGATTGTTCTGCTACGGGCACAGGTACTGCAGCAGTATGGGGCGATACCGGTGCAGGTACCGCTGCGGTTCCTGTCTATAATAACGCCACATATAACGGTGTTGCTCTATGAGCTACTGGTCTGCTATTACTGTTCTGAACCAGGTATCTGGTGAATTGGGCTTGCCCAAGCCGCCGACCATTACTGGCGACCTGGATACGCAAAGCAGCCAGTTACTGGCCTTATTGAACTCGGCGGGTAACGAACTGCTCCTGTACTACCCATGGGAGCAGTTCGCCAAAGAGTGGGTACTTGTAACCGTCCTCGATCAAGCAGACTACGAACTGCCGGACGATTACAAGTACTTCCGTGACCAGACGCAATGGGATCGGACGAACCATTGGCCCCTGCTAGGGCCGCAGTCGGCTCAAGAGTGGGCCTTTCTCAAGGGTTCGTTGGTGGCTCCGTTGCCCCGGCTCCGCTACCGGATTCAGAACAACCTGTTCAAGATTTACCCCACCCCTAATACGTCCTTCTCACCAGGGGCGGATTTCACGTTGGCGATGGAGTACATCAAGAAGAACTGGCTGACTACGGACAACGGCGGCGTACCACTTGAAACGGATATGATTCAACAGAACGGTGACGTACTCATGTACGATCCCTGGTTACTGGTCAAGTTCGTCAAATTCAAGTTCTATGAACTCAAGGGGTTCAACACCACCGGAGTCAATGCTGACTTTATGCGGGTCTTCAACAACTTGACAGGCAAAGATACGGGGGCTAAGGTGTTGTCCCTGTCTCGTCGACCGGATACAGTGGGGTACATTGGCCCATGGTCCGTCCCTGATGGCTCTTGGAATGTAGGCACCTAGTGTTCTTCACCCCCAACGTCGAAACCGAAACTAAGCCCACCACGGTCCCTGCGCCGATTGGTGGGCTTAACGCTAAGGATTCGCTGGCCGCGATGCCGGCGACGGACGCCATCGTCATGCGGAACTGGTGGCCCCAGCCTTACGGTTGCATCGTCCGCAAAGGGTACACTGCGTGGACTACCGGGCTCCCCGCTAGCGTCAATACCCTTGCTACTTGGTCTGCTACTAATGGGACTCAGAAGCTGTTCGCTTGGTCCGGTGCCGGGATGTATGATGTAACTGCCAAGGGCGTAGCGGCGGCGGCAATCGTTAGCGGGTTGACATCCCCCATTTGGCAGACCGTCTCAATGACGAACTCTGCTGGTACGCATCTGATCGCCGTCAACGGCCAAGACAACGGCATTATCTACAAGCCTACAGGAGTTGCTCGTCTGATCCTTGGCGACGGCATCGTGGTCAATACTTGGGCTGGGCTTAACCCTGCTCTAGCTATTCAGCTTACCGTTCACCAACGTCGCCTCTGGGCGGTGGAAAAGAACACGAGCAATGGGTGGTTCCTCCCCCCGGAT